TAAAATAGTACCAGTTTTAACAAAAACTACATGGTGCCATTGACTATTTGGAATTTGAGTCTGTACCGTAGATGCTTTGAACAGATTGGAACCAGTACATAGACAAGCTATGTTATTATATGTATTACTTATTATTATAGAAAATTGCGTAGTACCATTAGCAATAGAAAAAGCCAATGAGTTAAGAGTCGGCATAGTAGATAACTTAACCCATATTGACATACTAGCATTTGTTAAAGACAACGCCATGCCTGCACTATATATCCATGAAGATGCTGTAGTTAGCACAGCACCTCTCTCATACACTCCACCACCATACGTTATAGCAGTTTCAGTACCATGATAGTTTCCACCAGTATCATTAGCATTACCATCTAAGCGATAGAGCGCCACACCTGATGAGTCCCCAAAGATATCTACCTTATCTACTGTACGGCACTTAGAACCACTAGCTCTTAGTAGTTTATGTGTAACACTCATTTGTTGTCCTTAGAAGATACGAAACCTCTCCATGTAGTACCACCATCCCTAGTGTAGAACTCTAGGATATCCAGTCCTGCAGCAGTCAGTGTAGGGGCAATTCCACCAGTCCATTTAATTCCAGCCCACCATGTGACTACAGCACTTCCGCCATTAGTTAGTTCCAGCGTGAATCCAGATACTTTAGGACTTAGCGGTATAGATGACAGTGTGAACGTAGTTGCACCGGAGATTGTCTTGCTAAACACACTTGCAGTACTTACAGCTATATCACTCGCAGCGATAGCAGCATAAGCCTCTCGAATCGTTCCAGTCATATCTCCACCAGATAGAGCCAGATAGTTTGCTAGATTAGCTGCATCTGCCTTAGCCGCTATAGCGTCGAATATACCATTACTTTCTACCGGATTAGTACTTCCGTTAGTTGGTACAGTGTCAAATGTTAGCGTAGCCTGCTTCCCTGCTAAAGCATCATTCAATACTTTACCTTGAACTGCTGTAAGCGCCTGTACAGTACTTGTACTTGTAAGAGTATTATTGAGTTGTGTATACCCTTGCTGTGTAGTACTTGCGATATGTTTTGGTTCTGTAAACTCTACTAGTAATCTGCCTTGAGTATTGTGTTGCCGTAGTACCACAGCACACGCCTGATATTGCCCGGCAGTTGGTCTTACATCTGTAAATCCACCAGTAGTTCCTACATACAGGATTGTGCCTACAGGCCATATATTTGTATTTGTGAAATCACCACTCATACCTGTGTTTAATACTAACCCTGTACCATTATTTAATATGGCTGTATGGGTAATACCTATTGCTACTTGTGTTTGGTTATCTGTAAGTGGCACGACCTCAATATAGTCAGTACCACTCTGAATACCTTGAGCGGTTACCACAGTTCCTTGAGCTATGGTAGTACCACTTGCATTTCTTACCTCATGGTGCACATGATTAGCTCCAACAGAATTGGTGATATCATCCAACACTTTATTAGTCATCGTACTGATACTACCGGCAGTTAGGATAAGGGCATCACTCCATAGAGCACCATCCCATACCCGTATCTTATTGGTTACAGTGTCAAAGTACAGAGCACCGACTAACAGGGCATTCCCGTCATTATCCAATATTGGTGCTACAGCCTTACTACCAAGATATCTATCATCGAATTGATCATAGGATAATGCGGCATTCTGTTCACTGAGTAATGCTGCCGCAGCACTAGCTGCGGAGAATCCTGCTTGAGTAGTCGAGATTCCTGCCTGTACAGTTGCAGTTGCAGCATTATTATCTGCTAAGAGAATTTCAGCCAGATTAGGGATTATTTGAGCAACTATCGCATTGATTGCTGCAGAGTCTCCTGCTACTGTTGATACATTCCCCTTGATCGCTGCTACGTCTGTAATATTTAGTATCAATTGCGCCGTTAGATCAGCAGCCAGTTGATTGACATGTTCTACGAATGTTCCAGCCATTATATTTCCTCACATATGTTAATTGTTACACCGATAGATCCTAGGAACAGATCCAAACTATCAAAATTTGCATTGGCAGGTCCACCTACTGTCTTGGCTTCAGCATACTGTATGAACAGATCAAACTCATTCCTTGCTCTTACGAATGCCGGTAGAGTCTTCATATCATCTTGCATACTAAATATTCTATATATCGATCGATCAAAGGATCCAGTCTCTTCATAGTTGCTGGAACTTGATCCATCGGTACATACACGTTGACTGGGAACATGTTGAGTATACGTAGTGACTACTAAGCCCATGTCCCACTCCATAATCTAGCTTCCGGGATAGCCAGTAGATCCTTCTCAAGGTCAAATGTACTTTTGACTACCATGCTTTCTGCCTTAGCCATATGATACTGCTCAGACTCTTTATCACTTAACCAACTAAACACCGTAGAAGCAATACTAGATTTAACCAGTCGATACATCTCCATACTCATCTCAATCTCGGTAAATGGATTCGTAGGGTAGAAGAAGTATCGTATAGTCACTTTGAAATCGGTAGGTTGTATAGACAGATCGCCTGCAGAGAATATCACATGGTTATTCGCAGTAGGTGTCACAGTGAAATAGTTCAGATCGCACTCAATAGCGTAGATACTATGTACTTCACGCTGCATGACTATCTCTACCGCACTCAGACCATCACCCCCATCAAGTATAGGTTTGAAGTTCTGTGTTAGATCATATACTTCTTTAGTATAGAACACAGATTTGATATCCTGGGCGAGGGCCATGCCCTCCTCGATACGTTCATCAATCCAGGTATCCGGATATGTAGTGACATTAGCGAGTCTCTCGTCAATACTTCTCGCATATGTCCGAAGCTTAGCTAGTGTATAGATCATTCCAGCCCCTTAGACTTTTAATTATCGCATTGTATCAAAATATGAGCGAGTTCTTTCTATCTTCTTCATATTCCACTTCTTCCCATACACCATCCTTGGTATTACTGTACGTAGTCTCTTCACTTGGTTTCCATGGTTGCATACTGGCCAACATACTTATAGTATCGATTACGTCATCATGCTTGGCTTTGAATCCTCCTGCACTTGCATTTCTTAACTCATCTACCATCTCAATCACTAACTCACTATCCTTCATCTCTTTAGGAATCCATACCTTCTTATTCTTGAAATACGGTACTACCAATTGAAATCTAGTCATCTTACTTGTATTAGGTCTCAGACCTTCTTTAGTAGAACCTTCTTCCCGAGCCAGATTGAAGTAGATATTTCTACTCATCATCTGTTCATGCAACCATGGGATCAGTGCCATCTGTTGCCCGGTGATCTCTATACCTACACTCAATGGTTTATACATAGATACGAATCTGAACACATCATCGAGACTCTGTTCTATTCCACGTCGCTTACATGCACCATCTACTAGCAGCCAGTCACCATTATTATTATATGCCCACACACTGATCACACTGTAGTCAGCACTCTGCTTCTCACTGAAGCTGAAGTCCGTAGTGATATAGAAGTTGTACTTGCCTTTATGCTTCAGCACACTGTGTCTATCGTACCACACGATATCATCATCAGTAATCAACCTGTCCTCTTCGCTCATGATTCTCAGCATCAACTCCTGATCGAAGTTGGCAGGCATACCTAGGGCCATAGCTTCATCATACTCATCTTTGACATAGTCATATCCGAATCGATCTTCCCAGCTCCCTCTAAAATCTTTTCTACTTACAGGGAAATGTTCACATACAGGGAACACGCTTACTCTCCATGCACCAGATTCAACAGCTTTATACAGAGGATCTCTAGCATTAAACGGAGTACCTAACCATATCATCTTCTGCTTTGTAGGACTTAACGCCTTAGACACAGCCTTATACACAGTATTCTCTATGGTTTTAATAATCGTAGGACTCTCAGCATCCGTATCACTTACCAAGTCATCCAGAATAGCCACAGTAGGTCGTTGACCCATCTCCTTGGCCCCACGCACTCCAGTCTTAGCTCCATATCCCTTGACTACAGTAGTATGCCCATTCTTGTTCTGGAACTCCAATCGTATATCAGTGAACTTCCGTCCGCCCGATGACTGTCTCTCGAACTCCTCCACATCTACGAAGCCACTATCATTCTCACCTACTGTGATCTTTCTATTGGGTATCAACTTCTGCAGGAACTCTGAGTTAGCATATCTGAATTCCACATTACGTCGTAGATTCTTTACACCATTCTCAATACTGTCAGTGACATAGAGTATTAGATTCACTTTACCGAACCCGGGGAAGTACCCAAATGCAGCTATGAACAGTATTAGATACTCCGCAAATAGTGTAGTTTTACCAATACCGCGATGACATAGGATAGCACACCTCTTATACGGATTGAATACATTGTCCATCATCTTCAGGTGTACCAGTGGAGTCTCATTCTCTTCAGCACCATTGTTCACTTCCTTGATGAAGTTGACGAACATCAGTGCCTCTTTAGTAGGCATATACCCTTTGAACTCGTAGTCCAACTCATTGAGCCACTTCTCTACAGGTTGCTTCAGATATCTACTGGTTCCGAATGTCTGTACTTCTTCCTCTTCACTTACCTCATCCATCACTTGTCCTTCTTTTCACACTCTGTGCACTTCACATCAGTAGTCTTGCCATCTCTAGTATACGTAGTCTTCCCGCATACACTACACTTTACTGGGGTAGATTCCATGATCATT